GGATAGAACCATCATTGTACGATTCAGAAGGTGGGTGGTGTCTTGAAGGTGGAGAGGAAGCGTATGGGGAGGCATTAAATAAATGGTTGAATAACAAAAAACAATAGGAACAATGTTTACAACATCTAAAAAAACACCGATACCGAACTCAAAGAGGAACATGGCACTAGCAGTAGCTTGCTGTGCCATGCTTATCAGTTGTATCGACAATATGATTGAGAATAGGCTTATAAGGCACTCATTGAAATTCGTTGCAAAAAGGTTTCTTGACGAACTGCTTAAAATCACCAATTCCGTTTTTTTGGACGGCAGGGATGACCTTGCAGGAGGTAGCTTCGATGAAACCACCGCTAATATGGAAGTTATACAGGCGGTTTTTTCAGAGATACCCAAAAAGAGTAATGAGGAAATTAATCAGTTTTTACAATAAACAAATAAAACGATGACAAAAGAACAGATTTTAAAAAGTAAAATATTATCCCCTGGAATAATCGGGGGTAGTATAGTAAAGTTCCTTGACGCTGGTAAAAATACTTTCTTCCTAAAACACGAAGGGAGTGAGGACTATTTAAAAGACGAAAATGGGAAATACGTAAAAATGGCAATTGATGATGTGCTACAAGCAAGGATGCTGTATTTATCTTCATTTGAAGAAAAGGAAAAAGAAGAAGCAATTCAAAGACAAGTAGAAAAATTAGCAGATGGTTATATAAAAAAGGCAAACGAGGTCATTGAAAAAATAACCATCTATGATAGCTACAGGAAAGAAGATAGTGTGAATATGCAGATATTGGAAAAGATGAATCGCAATATCTATGAACAAAAAATAAAAGAGGTTGAGGCGTTTTGGGAAAACAACCCAACCGCATTGGAATACAAAGAAATGCTGGAAAAAGCCATTGAAGATAAAGACTATGAAAGTCTTTTCTCTGTATTTGAAGATAATTTGATTGCCAGTTTTTCGACAATTGGGGAGTTGGAAGCCTTGAAAAATATCTTTGGAATAGATAATCTAGCTAAAACGATAGAGGAAAGAAATCAAAAAGGTTCGCTGCACTTAAAGGCTAAGGTAGAAGTGGAAAAACGTTATCATCCCGAAAATTAGAAAAATGAGTAATGATTATTACGAAATAGAGTTCCTTAACCACGATGCCAGGTTCATCCTTGATGACAATATGGAGGTCATGCGTGGTTTTGATGACAATGAATTTGATTTGGTTATTGCGAATCCGCCCTACGGTATCAATGCACCCAATATGCAGATGGGACAGAATTTAAAGAGAGGAAAAACAATGTCCACCGCACAGAAAATGAAAGGCAGGTTAAATAGAGGAAGTGGTAAACTTAAAAATAGGATACTGAATAAATCGGATATTGATTGGGATGATGAAATCCCTACTCCTGAATATTTCGAGGAATTATTCAGGGTCTCCAAAAATCAGATAATCTGGGGAGGTAATTATTTTCCCCTGCCTCCAACACGCTGTATCGTTTGTTGGGATAAGGTACAGCCTTGGGAAAATTTTAGCCAAATCGAACTTGCTTGGACTTCCTTCGATTACCCTGCAAAGCTATTCAGAAAAGGAGGCAGGGGCGGTGCAAATACTGAAGCCAAAATCCATCCGACACAAAAGCCAGTTGCAGTGTATCAGTATCTGCTGAAAAACTTTGCATCTGAAGGAATGAAAATACTTGACCCGAATTTAGGTAGTGGCAGTAGTGCCATTGCCTGTGAGATGGGTGGATTCAAGTTTACCGGCATAGAGAAAAACAAAGGGCATTTCTTCGATGCTGTGGAAAGATTTCAGGCCCATATAAAAAAGCCTGAACTGGATTTTTTACAGAAACACAAACAAATAACGATTGAATTATGAAAGATGAAATCTCAAATACGATAGCTTATAAAAACTCAATCGCCTACACTACTGTTATGGGTTGCACAAATGAGCAACTTATAAACAGGGTGCGTTATACGAAAATGGCAATAGGTTTCCATACTATCAAAAATGATATAGAGCAAGTGATGTTTTTCACCGAAGAATTAAATTTAATTAACAAGAGATTGAATAAATAAAACCATGATATTATCATTCAAAGAAAGATTTGTTCCTCTGATTATCGGAGGCACAAAACAACAGACTATCAGGGAGGACAAGGGCAACCGATTTTCAGTAGGCAAAAAGATACATTTCTGGAAGGGAAACCCAAGGAACGTGAAACAATCTCCTTTCCAGTTTGGGGAGGGGATTGTTTCGGAGGTTCATTTGATTACCATAAATACCGAATTTGATAATGACATTATATGTATAATGGATTCGAGAGGGAATTACGGCTATAACCTTATATTGGCTATGGATGGGATAGAGCCTTTCAATGAATTTGCCCGTAAGGACGGTTTTCAGGATTGGGCAGATATGAGAGACTTTTTCCCTCATTATTTCGAGGGCAAACTAATAACCTGGACTGACTTTGTGGAATGCAATCACAACAGAGCGATTCCTCACCATATCACAAACAAAATTTAATTTTATGACCGAATTAGAGCTTTACAAGTTCATCAATGAAAACAACATTGAATGGCATAGGCAGAATAATGAAGAAGGCATTCCAGATGTATGTATTATGCCACATTTCTCACAATTGGACGAGTTTGTAAAACTTATTGAATTTTTACTTTCTGACGATTACATTACCTGTTTTATGCGAGATGGTTATGTGTGTATTTGGATGAAGCATATTTGCGAACATTGCGATATTGAGATGAAAAATATATTTATAGGGGAATCAAACAGATAAATTATGAAAGTATACAAAGAACAATGCGACCAATGTTTGCTATCGAAAAACAGGATAGTTAGTTCCGAAAGAGCCAAAGACATAATAAAGGAATGCGTGAATGAAAACACCTATTTCATCTGCCACAAATCAAGTATTGATGGTGGTAAAATAGGATGCAAAGGGTTTTTTGATAAATTTGGAGATAAAACAAAATTAATCAGCCTTGCTAAGTGGTTGGGAATCGTTAAATTTGTAGAGCAGGAATAAGGGGAAAACCACTAATTGAATTTCAGAAACATTTCAATTAGTGGTTTCAAATCAAAATTATTGTTTCTTCGCAAAACGTTTGTTGAATTTTTCCACTCTTCCAGCAGTATCCAAAAACATTTTTTTGCCTGTGTAAAAAGGGTGCGATTCAGAAGTTACCTCTAATTTAATCAATGGGTAGGTTTTGCCTTCTACTTCGATTGTCTCATTTGAACCCATTGTTGAACGGGTGATGAATTTGAAATCGTTTGAAGAGTCTAAAAAAACCACTTCTTTATATTCGGGATGAATGTCTTTTTTCATTTGTAAAATTAATATTGTTGTACGCCTTGTTTTGAGGGTGCAAATATAGTGGAATTTATTTTAACAACAAAAAATTAAATTTATGAGGATTTTAGGAATTATAATTTTAGTGAAAATAATAATATTTGGAATTACAAACACTATTATTGCATTTATAATAATGGTTGTTTGGAACGGGTTAATACCTTCAATATTTGAAATATCACAAATTAGTTACTGGCAATCATTATGTATTAGCCTTTTTCTTTGGGTTTTGTCTCTGTATTTTAGAAACAACAAACAATAAACAATAAAAATATGAATTTTAAATTATCGACAGCAGGATGGCAATATCCAGATGCTGATAGCAGAAAAAAATTACAGGAAATTGGATTTGCATTCATAATGAATGATTCGTATGGGATTCTTATGGATAATGATTGTAAGCCAAACATTGAAATTAACTCCTTGGAAGAGTTAATCCAATTTTCTGAAAAATTCGGAAAACTCATTGTTAGTAATGGTTCGATACAGATTTACGATGATTATATTGAGTAAACATAAAACAATATGCCTAAGAATAACGGACTTCATAAGGTCACAGCAAGTGGAAAATTAATAAGGTTGTGACTAACGCCCCTAATCCCCAATCTTATTGATTGCATCACGTAGGATATTCACCCTTGATTTGGTATAATGTGCCGTCATGGTGATTGCGGAATGACCAAGTATCTGCTTCCTCAACTCGTCCGATACGCCAGCTTCATACAATAACTGATTACAAGTGTATCGGGCTATGTGGGTTGTAAGGTTTTTGGGAATCCCTGCCAAATCAGCAATCACTTTGAGGTAACTGTTTGTTTTCGCATTGCTTTTGACTGGGAAAACAAAATCCTTGTAGTGCGTTTTTCGGTGGCTGTCATTCCTGTATCTGTCTATTATCCCCATTGCACCCGTAATGAGTGGAATGATAAATTTGGTTGCCGTTTTCTGTCTGCCTTTGATGATGAAAAAAGTATCCCCATCTTTTTGAATGTCCGAATATTTAAGATTTTTCACATCCACATAAGCCAACCCGGAATAACATTGGAAAACAAAAATATCCCTGATTCTTTGAAGGCTTTCGTTTTGGCTCAAATCCGTATTTTTAAGGTTCTCGAACTCCTCTTTCGTGAGTGGTTCTTGTACCTTGGATTCGGTCTTGTCAATTTTGATATTGTGCGAAATCGGGTTTTTCTCAATCCAATCCATTTTAACTGCCTCGTCCAGACATATCCTGAAATAACTTAGTTGCGATTTCGTGTATATCGTTCCCCACTTTTTCACATTGATTACATAATACTCGATGTCGTTGTTGAATGATTTCATATTAGCCAAATCCTGCAAATCCATATCCGCCACCTTGTAATATTCCTTGGTGAACTCGAAAATGCAGTTTTTGAGGTTGTTTATCCGCTTCCAACTGGAAGGCTTTTTTTTGAACACAATATCGAAAACATCCGACAATCTTTTACCCTTGTTTCTTCCCTCATATTCATCCTTGACCATTTTCGCTGTCGGATTCTTACCCATATCCACCATTCTGTTATGAATATCCCTCAGCTTTGTTTCAATGACTGTAAGCGTTTCATTAAGTGATTTTATGTTTGAAAGTTCTATGCGTGTGGTTTTTGAAATAGGTCTTATCTGCTTTGAGATTGAATCCCATTCGTCAGGGAATATTCTGATACCCGATGAAATCTCTTTTTTGTTTCCCGAATCGGTCTTGAATCTGCAATAGATTATAACTTTCCCCTTCGTGTTTGTTTCGGATGGTTTGATTAGGAATGTGATATTCATAGGATGATAATAGTTTGGTCAGTTATTTTTACAATAATCCGACTGACCAAATAACGATTAGTGTAAAACAGAAAAATCCTGATAAATTATTTATCAGGATTTAAAATTACTAACTAATTTTTATTATTTCAAACTATTTAGATAATCAAATAAAAATATTTTTACCATTTTTATTAGGTTGCTGTAAGGGAAGGGGTCGAACCTTACATTGTAAATCGCTATAAATCAAAGTGTAAAAATATTTTTTTTATGCCTACTGACCGAATAACTGACTTAGTCCGTTACTCCCTTGAGTTTTCCAACGCATTACGGAGATTTACAACCTTTGTGAATATGTTCCCGTCAACCTCCAAATTAATGTTCAGGTTCTCGGCCTGGTTGTTTGTGTTTGTCGAATTATTAATGACGGATCCGTTGCCTCCGTTTTTCAATGCCGACAACTGGGCGAATTGGTCACCCAAAAAAGATGGCTGTGTGGAATTGATGGAACTGATTGTTCCACCGCCTGAAACATTCCCCGAACCCGAACCACTACCCGAAGTTTCAAGACCGAGATAGTCCGCACCCGGTATCTGTGCAAGTCCATCGGAAATCGTTGTAACCAAATCACCCCAAACATCATTGATACCCGTAATCATTCCAGCCACTAGGTTTGTTCCGAGGCTGACAGCGAATTTCTCAATGTCTTTCAAGAAATCCGTAAGCAGTTTAGTAACCTCAACAAACGCACTTGTAAAAGCATTTGAGAAATAAGTCGGCATATCATTAACGAGCCAATCCCCAAAACTTGAAAATTGGTTACCGTATTTGGGTATTTCGACCGTAAACAAGTCATACACCCATTTGAAAGCCATAACGAATGCCTCCCCTATATAATAAGGTACTGAAATATAAGCCCACCATAAAAAACTTAGAATAGACGAAATCATAAACGGCACCGCCTGCGCCCAATACCAAACCACAAACCTTATAGGGAGCGAGAATGCCTGTATAATCATATACCCTAGGTTTGTACTAAGCCAAGTGCCGAAATCTTTAAGCAGACCGTACATATAGTCCACTGCGGAGTTTACTGCTCCGCCAATCCAGTCCATTGTGTCGCCCCAATTATATATGGCAGAAGCAATCCCGTAGATTGCAAGCCCCAAAGCTATTATCGGACCTGCCACAGCCACCACGGCATAAGCGAAAAGACCGAATGAAAGCGTAAGCCCTCCCACAACCACATAGGCAAGGTATTTGCCTACTTCCGCCCAATCCTGAATTGAGGATGTGGCTTTCCCGATTGCCCATTCGCTCAATCCGAATGATTCAAGTAATCCGTTCACGTTGTTGACTATTACGGTCACAGCATCCACTACCACGCCTTTGACCGCTGTAAAAGCCTCTATAAATCCCTTGCCAAAGCCCTTACCCAGTTCTATCCCCCTCACTATCCAAGTGCTTAGATTCTTAACGAAATCAAGTATTCCCAAACTCTCCAGTTGGGCTTCCATACCTCCAAGGTTGAAACTTTCCCCGTCCCAAGTCTTAAATATCTGGATTACGGAGGCAATCACACCCCCCACCTGTTGCATCGCACCAAGGAAACCCGTTGAAACCTTCGATGTTCCATCAAGTACGCTGTTGAACTGCCTGAATGCAAGATACCCAAGCCAAAGAGGTGCTGTAATCAGTATCACTTTCGCAACCAGGGGAATCATTGCGATTGTCGCCCTTATCGCACTTGTAGCCATAGCCTGTAATCCGCCTATCATCCCTCTTTGGGCGAAAGCTGCCGAAATTGATTTCTGACCCATAGAAGCGAAAGAGGTAGCCAGTTGCAGGGAGGAAAACCTAGCAAGAGCCGACACCGTGAGGAATGTGCCGAGGGCGATTGTGGCAACAGCAACCCCTGCGGATGCGATGACGAAATATTTACCTATCGGTGTATCCACAAACGAGGAAACCACGCCTATCACAGTATTAAAGTTATTGACCAACTTAGCAAGCATAGGAAGGAACAACTGCCCTACCTGTATGAGTACCGTTTCTATACTGCCCTGCATAGCCTCCATAGCACCGTTGAAGTTGTTAAGTTTTTCGGCTGCGGTTTGTTCTGCGGTGACTTTCAGCATGTCTGCGTATAACCCTTTGATTGTTTCGGTGTTGGATTTCAACAAGATTGCAGCCGCTTTTTGGCCATCGCTACCAAACATATCCCTTAAAGCATCGCCTTGTTGTTTAGGGTTTAGGTTTTTCAATGCCTGCCTCAGAACATCAGTCATATCTGAAAAGGATTTGAGTTTTCCAGAAGCTGTATAGAACTGATTCTGCCCATCCCGTGTAATAAGTCCAAGGCTTTTCATTAAATTGGTGGCCTCTTTTGTTTGTGGACTCAATGTATTAAGCATAGCCTTGAATGAAGTTCCGGCATCGCTACCGACCAGTGTATTCTTCGCAAGCAAAGCCAGAGCCAGCGATGTATCGTCCAGCGACATTCCCATTTGGTTTGCCACAACAGCAACGGATGAAAAAGCATATTTGAGTTGGGAAACATTTGTGGATGAAGCATTGGCGGCCCCCGATAGAATATTGGCTGCGTGGATTACGCTTGCACCGCCCTGCAAACCAAATGCGTTCAATGAAGTAGCCGCAACATTGGCAGCATCGGCCACGGATAGTTCACCAGCCACCGCCAAATCCAAAGCCCCCTTCAATCCGCCCGACATAATATCGGCAGTGCTAACCCCTGCCTTTAAAAGTTCTTCTATACCCTGCCCAGCCTCCAAGGCACTGAATTTGGTCTCGGCACCCATCTGCATAGCAAGGTCTTTTAACTTCTCCATGTCGCTTGCCACGACACCAAGGGATTTGATGCTGCTTAGTTGGGCTTCAAAATCCCTTGCCTTGTCTATTGCGATTGCGAAAGGGGAGGCAATAGCCAGTCCAACGCCAACCGTGGCGAGTCCGAGTTTCATTGTGTTGAGGGAGGCTGTCATTTGGGATGCCATGTTGTCGGCACCGCCTGAAAGGATACCCATTTTAGCCTGTATCCTGTCCGCACTTGCGGAAAATTCATCTTTAAGGGCAAATACCAAGCCCATACCTAATAATCCGTCCATATAGATTTTAGTTATGTCGCCTCAGTATGATGCAAATATAATCAAATATCCCATCAACAAAAAAAAATCCTGAACTTTTAGATTCAGGATTCAAATATTAATCTTTTTTCTTTTTTTTGTCTTCGGTAATCATTTTTTTATGCCCCTTTTTTATCTCTTTTTTCAACTCTGACAATTGTTTTTCCTGCTCCAGATTTTCGGGGTTTTTACCCGAACTTTTCTGCATAAACTGCCTAACCTCTTTGCCTACATTAAAATGTGTTTGGTCAAGATTGGACTGCCCCGTTATTTTCTTATTCTTTATTCTTTCCTCCGTCTGTGTCACCCTGAATAAGTTAGCTGCTAATTCCGCCCTACCCATATAGTCCATTAGTTTTCCCTTCTTGACACCCCTCTTTTTTTCAAGTTGCCAAGAAGGCATATTATACATTCCCAAGTACCCCGCATTTTGAAATTTAGCAAAGTCGAAGCCTATTCCGCCAGCTTGCGAAACAACTGAAGCAAGAGACTTGTTTCCGTCTGTGAGTTCGTCCCTTGTCAGGATTCGTTCCATTTCATCGCTATTCTCTATATATAACTCGAATCTACGGGTTTGTTCCGCAAAATAAGACTGGGCTTTGGCTACTTCCTCCTTTTTTGGGTCGCCATTCATTGCGACAAGGTAACAAGCAAAACGTGTTAGTTTGAAATCCTGCAAAGATTCCCCATCTATCGTCCTTTGTTCTGCCTGTATATTCTCATAATGGGGTATATTCAATGAAACAAAAGCCTTGGTAGCCCTGTCAAGAACTTTTTGGAAAGACTTCATCTCTTTATACCCAAGCATAGTCATCAAGTCGGATGCCCACCAAAAAGTGATTCCGTTTTCTTGTTTGAAATCCTCGAATGTCGGTATATTTTTTTCATTTATTTCTTCCATCGTTTTTCAGTTTATGAGGGTTTTCTTGTTTTTTTTCAACAATACAAATTTAGGTATTTATTATATTTTTGGAAACATCATTCGATATAATTATCAATATTGAGCAAAAAAAATCCTGAACTTTTAGATTCAGGATTTTAGTCGTTTATGTCTATGTTTTTTTTGGCGGTATCAGTTTGCGGACGGTTTCTTCAGGTGCATCACCATGAACACATCCCTCATTGCGTTCAATAGCTTTATCTGGCTCGTCAGGTTTTCAGGCATTCCGCAATCGGACGCAAAATGATAATCAAGTAGTACCTGTATCATATCGTCTATGTTTTTGCAGTGGTCTTCCGGTTCATCGAATTTAAGCAATGCCTCTATCGCTTGGTTTATGTCGGTTACTATCATTTTTTAAGCACCTCCTTTGCAACCTCGTACAATTCGCCAATCCATCCGTTCTGCTCTATCCAACCAATCACGCTGATTTTCTGCCTTTTGGCTACCGCTGATACATTTTTTCTGTATATGGTTTCAAACCGCTTGTAGATAATGGTATAGATTGACTGGGGTGCAATCCCGTTTGCCTCGGAGTAGGCTTTAACAAGGCTGTCCACCGCCTTTCGTGTGCTTACTTGAAATGTGGAAACGGGTTCTAACCCTATTTCTTCGAGGTAAGCCTCCGCCTCATACCTTTGGTCTTGGATTGCCCTAAGTTCCTCGGCTTGTTCGGTCTGCTGTTTTTCAATATCCACAAGTCTTTGGGCTTGCATTAGAATCAACTCCGAAGGGGTCAAAGGCTTGGATGGGCGTTGTAGTTGCTTTTCGCACTCGATAAAATACTGCCTTGCCTGTTTGCCTTTCTCCGTCCGTTGGATCATCGCAATTTCTTTGGCTGTGTCCAAGGTTAAGGCGTAGTCGATACTTGGACGACCTCCCAGACTTTTCCCCAAAATTGGGGTAAAGTCCTTGTCTTCTGTAAAACCGTATTCAAACATTCTCTTACACCAGTCTGAAAAATCAGTTTTCACTTGCAGGAAAGAGTATAGTTCCCTTGCGGAAACAACGTTGTTTCCGTTTTTTTGCTCGACCCTTATTAGGGGAACATTTTGATTTTTATTAAAAAATCCGTTCATTTGTGAAAATGTTTTAAGTTAAACATACCCTGCTCTGTGTTTGCCTCGTAAACTGGCACTTTGCAGGGTTTTTTATTTTAAAAATATACAAAACCGCATATTTTGTCGCGAAAAAAAAATTAAAGTTTGTCAAAAAACATTTTTAATAGTGTTAAATAAGCACTGCTTATAGTATGAACACCATTTTCCCATCTTGAAATTTGAGCTTGCGTTGTGTTTATTGCTTTCGCTAAATCTATTTGGGTGATATTATGTTTTTCTCTCAATGACTTTAATTCTAATCCTGACATATTGCAAATATGCGTAGTTATATATTTACTTCCAAATATTTTTCCCATTATTTTTTAAAAATTTAAGTTTTAATACTTATAGTATTATTTATTTTGAATTACGTGTAAAAATAATACTTATAGTATTAATTGCAAAAATATTTCTATTTATTTTTGATTGTTTTAAATTGTTTTTTTAGCATTGAAAATCAAATCAGGTATTAAGAAGTTGCAATAAAGCAAACAATTCTCGCAGATATATTTAAAAACAGTTCGCAATAATTTAATAAAAAAGTTAATTATAAACTTAAATTTTATAATTTGCGTTTTATAAACAATCAATTATCACTACTCAATAAGTAATATGAAAATAAGAATAGGGCATTCAAAATCAATTAATTCAAAAACACATCTTTCCAAAATGAAATCTGTATATTTCAATGAAGGATTCGATTCGGTTTTTGACCAAATCATAATGGGCGATGAAGAATTAGAGGGTACTAAACCAGTGGTAGTGTCGATTAAAAAATACTGGACTACCGTAAAAAAAAGCATAGAAAAAGTAATGGACGAAAACAAATAGAACAAGCCTATGACCAATAGAAGGAATAAAAGAAAAAACGAAATAGCCAAAACAAACGCAGACATAGACCAAATCGCCAAAGAGGCTAATCTAAGCAGCCAACAAAAACAAATTATCGCACAACGTTTTTCGTTTACAAGCCAGACCGTACACCAAGGCATTATACCCGACCCAGAAGAACTCGCCAAATTCAATGATGCCACGCCCAACGGTGCCGACAGAATCCTTAAATTGGTGGAAAACGAACAAAGACATAAAATTGAAATGGATTCAAAGTTACTCGAACTACAATCTAAACAAAATGCGAGGGGTCAGTTATATTCTGTTGTAAGTATTGCAATAATTATGTTGTCTACAACTTTAGTGGGCATATATGGCGATCCTGCTGTGGCAGGTGGATTACTCGGGCTTAGCACATTGGGCGGTATAGCAAGAATATGGAATAAAAGAAACAAGTCCAATAAAAAAGCGCAAGAGGATGAGGAAGATGATGAAGAATAAAAAAACCCACCCCATAAAACAGGGTGGGTTTTTGAATCAATTCAAAATAAAACCTATGCAATTACCTTTCTGAACCTCGACACGGAGAAGGTCACCGTTTCGATTATGTTCTCCGAACTGGATTTATCCAAGTCCGATGTCGCTATTTTTTTGACCCAGATGTTTTCCATCACGTACTGTTTCACAAATGTAACAGCATCGGGCTGGGTAAGTACAAGCCTTGCACTTGTTCGGAAGTTGCCGGGTAGTTTCCCACCAAGTGCGTATGACTGTGCATCGTTGAGCATTTTCCAAGCCCAATCCTCAATATCCTCAAAGGGCATAATTTTTTCACAAACCAGATCGGTTGTCTTAATCCTACCCGGTGTCTTTTCATCGTACACACCCATCGAGTGCATTACCTCCTCAATTTCGATTTCGGGAAGTGTAACTTTTTGTATTGAGAATTTCGGCAGTCCGTCCAATTCCAAAATCCAGTCGTAGCTTTTTAAAATATTACCTGTTATTGACATTTCTGTATAAGTTTAAATGTTCTCTGAAATTGTTAAAACCGAGTTGCTGTCGGTAAGCACCGCATCAATGCCTATGTATTCCATAAGCGACACATCCACATAGACAAATCGAGCCTTGTAGATACCTGCGTCAATGTCCGTTTTGGTGTTGTATGTCAAATCGTCAAGACTTTTTGCATCTTGGTCACCTTGCCAAAACCAATATTTACCCTCTCCTTTTCTAATCGCATTACCCGTTTCAAGTTCGTCCACAATGAAGGGTCTTACTTTCCTGTAGATAAGATTCCAGTATTCGGGCGAGTTCGGGTCGAATTGTACGCTACGGATAAGAGGCAACAAGGTGCGTTTGATATACACAGCCAAATCGGCACTATTGGAGAATTTTAGTTTCTTGGTTTGGTCACGCAACAAGGTTCTATTTCCCCAAAACACCACCCCAAACGCACTGTCATTGATGACAGGGTTGATTTGTTTGTTGTATACTTGGTCAAAGAAGTCTGCATTGGCAACACTTCCAAGGTTGTATGGCACTCCCAAATTCGTTTTCAGTTTCCCCCTAGTTGCACCAGCCGTTGAAGACCAAACCCCGGTTGCACCATCTTTGGCACACATCAAACCGCACACATCGGCAATTGCAGAAATTTGCTTTGTTTCGGTAACGTCATCGGGATTGGAAACCAAAACATTCCCTGCGATGATGTCGCCCCAATAACTGTCAATCGGAGTATGGGAATACGCACCCGTACCCATCCTGTAATCAATCATTGTTTCATAATCAAGGTTATCCGACAATACAGGACGGATATAGAACCTCATATCCTTTCTTGATTCGCAGTAGTCCTTCAAAGCCGAATCCACAGTGAACACGGGCTTGTTGAAGTTGAAAATCCTCATACTGTCTTGCACATCGTCAAAAGCGAACCATCCCTTTGTTTCGGTGGTTCTGCTTCCTATGTAGTCATTTGCCACAATGGAGGCGTATGTCTGCGTTCCGCCTGCAAGCGTTGCAGTACCGATTGGCAATGTCACAGGCAGGGTGTTGATGCGTGTGAATTTCAATCCTGCATTGATTCTCGACAATTCGGTGGAAACCGTTGTTTTGGTTACATCCCTGATTGTGGAAACTTTCAAGCCTGATTGCTCCGTAATATCCACTTTGGTAGTATCTCCGCTTATGGCTGCCGAAACAGTTACAACGATTCCGTTATACCCTGCACCCACATTTTTTGCCGTGAAAATTACGCTGTTAAGGGATTGCGTAACCGTTGCTGTAGCCTTTGCCCCTTCCCAATCGGTTGTGTCCCAATGTGCCACACGGGAAACATACAGCTTTGCCCCTGAATCCAATGCACGCTTGCACATAAGGGGGAAATCGTCAGAGGGATGCAGACCGCCAAACTCCTGAACGAAAAACTCCCAGTTGGGAACAAGAACGGGCTTGAACGGCTCGCCTTTGAGCGTAACGCCCTGCACACAGGCGAAACCCGATAAGCTGTTTGCCTTGATGATGGAGGCATCGACAATGTTTACTTCGGTGCGTGGTCTCCCAGACCCTAGATTGTTATTCATAATGTATATTGTTAATTTTCTTCGTTTAAGTCAAATTCTATATCCGTGATAGGGCTTACTTTTTCCCCTATGATTCTGTCTTCCTCCAAAATAAGTTCGGATGTTTTGTAAATCATCTTTTTCTCAATCATTGATTCACTACCCACATCCACAATGTCATCCCTAAATATCCTGAATGTTCCCGTGGTGTAAGTTCCATCCACATTAAGTCCTTTCAGTTCCCTTGTAACCCCCAATGCTTTTCTAAGTAGGTAGGATACTGTTTTCTCGTCACTACTATTTTTTACCACCATGGATATTGTATAGGTGATGGTAGTCGTCTCGAATGAAACCTGTTTCATATCGAATTTCCCAGCACCGTCAGGCTCGAAATAAGTAGTACCCCTGTATCCGATTGGGGAAAGCCCCTCCCTAGTTCTTTCAATCACTATGGTACTGAATTTCAATTCCTCTTTCGCCTTCCAACTACCGACACCATACAGATTGACAGGGTTTTTGCCATTTGCTTTTATTACAAGCAATTGGGCTTTATAGAGTGCCTCCGTATTGTAGATGACTACATCGGGCGTGTAACCCGATTCGACAAGTACAAGCCGTATTGCTTCGTATATCCCCTTATCAACTTGGTCGGTAGTGAAATTCATTGTTAGTCTTTCGCTTTAATTTTGCAGTATGCCAGTTGAAGCAAAAAATCAATCACATACTCCTTGAATACCTTGTTAGTACCCAGGTTCTCCGCTATAATAGTGGATGCCTTATGCAGAATCGCACTCCTCTGCAAATCGGGTAGCTTGTTGATTTCCTCGAAAAATGATTTGGCGATTTCCTTATCTGTTTTATTTACATTCTCGTTTGCAAAGCCTAATATTTTAATTGCGGTTGTTAGCCCGGTTCTTAGATTTCCAAGAACCCTGTCATCAACACCTGTTTTGGATTGCACAACAAGCCAGTCGAAAGATTGGCTATCCGATATGGTTTTCAGCACCTGTAGGAATGTCACCGCAGGGATTGCATTCTGCTTGATGTATGTTTTTGCCCCAGCCCAAAAAATAAGGACAAAGTTTAATATCGCTTGAAAAATCTTACTCATTTTGTGTATGGTTTATTGGTGATGAATTATTTTTGTTCCTCTTTTTCCTTGTTTGAAGCATCCTTGGAAGCCCAAAATCCCAAAGACGCACCCGTGCCGATTGCAAGGGTATAGATTTCGGTTGTAATGAAACCCTGCTCATAAGAAAGAGAAAGAGCGAATAAGACGATTGCTGTAAGTGTTGTTTTCCAGTTTTTCATTGTTTTATTTTTTGTTTGCTTGATACATTGCCGTACTTACCCCTATTTTCAAGTCCGATATTTCGTAATCTTGCTGATGCACTTTTCCCTCGACCTTCGTCAGCCTGTTGCTCATCGTCATTATGAAGAAGAACACCATAATCATAATGAAGAAATTGGCGACAAGGAACACGATGAATAGTGCAAATAGTTGGTTTTCCATATTAATTGAAATCTTTTCGGTGGATTAGCGTGTATGTGAACCTATCCCCCCACAATGCGATTGCATTACGGACTATGGGTTTAAGTTTGTTGAAATAGTATGATGGGTTCCCCTGACACCCCTGCGACCATGGCGACCAATCGTAATTCACATAGTCCTGGTCCATTCCCTCTGGCGACATGGCGTGTATGTGGGTTTGGTAGTCGCCTTCATAGATTTTGCCATCACGTGTAATTATGCCGTTTCTGTCGTTATCCCTAAGATATTTCAGAGGCTTAACCTGTTTGAAATACTGGATGAAAGGATACTGCCAGCCATTCTCAACCCATTTGAAAGCCCCTCGGTATTGTCCTTCGAGTATGATTGCCGTTCCGCTTACGCCAGTTCCTGTCTGCCATGCTGTGAGTGGGTTTTGCTCACCACCGAAACCCAAAGTTCCTGCGAGGGTTGTCCAAGGAAGGGTAAGCACACGCCATTTACCGAATACCTTGTAAGCGATATGCACCGTGTCGGAAAATTTGTTGTCGAACTTATCATCCTCCCTGATTGCGATGATGTTCAAATTGAAATCACCACTTTCAAAAAAGGCATAACCCTTTTTCTTCAGCACCGCTCTAAGTTGTGCTACTTTATTTTCGGTATCTTGATTGATATTCAGGTTTTCAGATTCCATATTTTTTATTGATGTATCTTGCTAGAAATAATACAAACTTGTTTTCCCTAATCCATTTTTTCATTTCGACCATCACAGGCGACCAGAGTGGTCTTGCAGGGATGTTCCTGCTTACACTACCGTACTCCAAAACCTTTGCGATATTGGCTATTTGGTTGCCGTCCTTATCTTTCACATCCCGTTTTACTCCGATATATGCCTTGTCTTTGGCTGTGAACGATGTTATGTTCTGTATATAGGTAGTATCCGCAATCAGGATTTTGTTTGAAAGATTTTTCCGTTCCTTGTAAGCCTTGTACCTACTTGAAAGCGGTTTCCAGTTCAAATCCTGTTTCTGAATATGTTCCACCGCCAACCCTTCGCCTTTCAATCCGATCTGCATAAGATACTGTTTGGATGCGAACTCAATATCCCGTTCGAGATTGTCAATCATCCTGTTTGCCTTCTGCCATTGACCGAACTTTGTTAGCCCTGTCTTCATAGCGATTGCAGCCTTTTTTTCGTTACCACCTTCACCATTGTAAATGTGTCCACAAATTGCCCTAGGGGATGCACCCCCATTACCTCGTATTCCAGTCCATCGCAAATGATAGTGTCTATACTGGCGTTGAATACCGGTTGACCGTTTGCAATCAGACCCAAAGCGTCCAAGTCGTCAAAGTTGAACAGGAAATAACCATCCGATTCATCGTAAGTGCCTATGTTTTTCTGAATCACCATATCGGATGTGTTATTTTCCTGCACATACATTGATTTCAGATTGTAATCCGTGTATAGCGTGTTTTCATCCTCTCCAAACCTATTGACCGTTTGGGATTTAGCCTTATACACAATGTCTTTCTGAAGGAATGTATCGGTTGTCTGTTTGATTACATCCCTGAATTTTGATACTACTTGAGGACTTAGAAAACCCATTAGTGATAAACTTTAAATGGTAATGCGACCTCGAACTTCCTATTGCAGATTGGGAGGAAAATACCCATCGTCCTTGCAGTTGTGCATAGGAGTTGTTTTATTTCCCCTGACAATTTTTCCGCATCGAAAAGCAAAGTATTTTTGCCCGATGTATCCTGAAACTCCGTTTCAACCACGTCAGCCTTTGCTTTTTTGATTAGTTGGTTCGGATTCGGTGCGTTTCCATTGCTCCCTGAAATATTTTTCATCGCCTCCACGGTTATTAGGTTATAGCAGGTATAATATGCCACAAGCATTTTCTGTATTTCGGAATATTTCGATTCGTCCAACACATCCACATCCTCTTTTTGAAGATAGGATTGCAGGGAGACAAAGGACTGCGTTGTTTCCAACGCAATCTTTGAATCATCCGCAGGGCTTGCGAGATAGGTCAGCTTTCCCAAAACTATTTCGTTGATGGTCATCCCTTATTTCTTCTTTTTTTCAGGTTCGGCTTCGTCTGGGGTTTCGGATTTCGCTTTCTTAGGCTCTGATTCCTCCACCAAAACAAGGTAGTTGAATTGTTTCGCCTGTCTTACGGCTTGCGTTTCCTTCAATTCTTTCTCCTCGCCTTGCAATAGTTTTTGGTTTTCGAGTTCCTGACCCAAATCCCAAAATATTGTCGCTTCGTTTGATAATCTGTATTTTGCCATTGTTCTTAGATAGTTTTAAATCCTGATTGCAAATATGTTTCGATGTCCATATAACTAGGGAATCCGTTTGAGCTGAACGCCACGGTTCTATCGGTAATTACCCTTGCATCACGCTTGATATTCATAAATCCGCAATGGTCGGTCACAAAGATTTCATCCTCCTGGTGTTTGATGTTTCTGCCTGTTTCAATCATAAGACCCTTATATTGCAGTTTTGCAAGTGCGTTCCTCTTGTTGATGAACATCAACTGACCGGCAGGAAGCAAGAACAAATCCCTCATCAATCCTGTGTATTCGGAAATCGTCTCTCTGTCACGGTTCGGGAAAGCGGTATTCAAATCCCTGATGAACTCCGATTTTGCACCAATCATCATATCCGCAGGCATATTGAGCATCTCCATTTGCATGGTGATATTGTCAATATCACTATGCAGGAATCCATTCGTACCCGACACAGTTTCAACTCCGATTACTGGGGCTGATTCGGAACCGTTGGCTTGGTCACCATTCACTAACACACGCATTGCCTCAACGTCTGCTCCGATACTCATTTTCGTACCCACTTGGGCTAAGAAGATGGTCATCATCTCGATTGAGGATTGGTCGATTAGTTCATCAGTAAGGCTGAATCCACAACCAACTTTGAAAACCTGAACATCTTTCTGACCGAATGTAAGCGAACCAAATGGAATCGCACCGCCCTCGTTGATACGGCTAGGCATCACATCGCCATCCTTGATGAAAGGGGCTGTAATTTTTTTCTTGGAAACATTTTGAGTTCCGCCAATCCAACGCATGTGTCTTGCACTTGCCTCATATCCCACACGGATAGCATTCAGGATGATTTCGGGAATAATGAAACGGTAACTAGGGTCAATATCCTTGGTGGATGCAAATGAACCCACACCGATATTGCTGTAATCAAGAAGCCACTCTTTCACAGAGTTTTTGCTTGCCTGACTGAATCCCATCCTTTCGGATGCCGACTGGATCGTGTCGTTTTGGAAAACTTGGATGTCCCTCAAAAATTCGTTCACGCTTTTTCCGTAGAATGCGTTGACGGCTTGCGAAAATGAAATATTGTTCGGTGTGGTTTCTTTTTTGAAATCGCTCGACCAGCCCATTCTGACAGCTTGCAATTTCGTGAAGAACTCCAAAACGGATTTGTTTCGGTCATCCTCATTACGTCTCAACATTTCGTTGTTGTCCCTGATTTCCTCATCGCTCAATCGGATGGGGGTCGTGTTTTTCTTCACCGTATCCATATCGTTTGCGAGGATTGCGGTGATAAGTGCCAATTGTGATTTACTTACTTTTTTCATAATGTATAGTGAAAATATTTTTTTTTAGTTTGATTAGGCTACTACTACTGGGCTTCTAAGGATTCCTAAAATGATTTCGGTATCCACAGCACCACCGTCTATCACGATTGCAAGTGCGAAATCAGCGGATGCACATGCCACATATTGCGGTCTTCCGTCAGCGTTCAATGTGCCGTTCGGTTTCACGAATGCACCTGATGCGATTGTTCCGCCTTTGGCAACTGCCTTCATTGTGCGTGAGAAAACGGTTTGAACGGTCACGTTAAGTCCGCTAAGACCTGCCACATCGACAACGCCTATTGGGAACTGTGTACCTGTGCGTGTATTCACTGTATTGTCGGCAGAAAGCCGAACTTCAACGCCTTTGGCTAGGTCTACACCTGCGATAAGCGATAATTTCAACGATTCTTCCTCCATTTGGGGAAAAATAGTAGGATTAGGGGTTTGGATAGTTCCAGTCATATTTAAAATCTGAAAATGTTTAGTAAATTATTTTTTGTCTTCGGGCTTTTTCCTGTTTCCTCAACAGGCTTGTCTTCGCTACTTTGGAAGCTGATTTCACCACTTCCACATTTTTTGCAGTGGGGTTTGAGGGTTTCATTAAGTTTTAGGGAAAATGTTTCCAACAGTCCGTTAAGGGTATCGTTATCCGCCGTATCAATCAGCGTAATCATTGCCTGTGAAGGGGTTTCGATTGAAAGCGTGTAAGCCTTCCTGATCTCTGCACGTTTCAGGTCTATCATCTTGCTATATGATTCCTTGAAAACATAAAGTTCCTGAATCTTTGAATCCAGTTCCGCAATCTGTGTTTTTTGTGCTTCGATTGTCGCACTAGAGGCTGCCAATTGCAATTGGAAAGCCTTTGCAACCTCGATTGAATCGCTCAACTCTTTTTGCAATCCTGCGATTGCCAACTGTAATTCGGATGTTTCCACTTTGGGTTGGGTATCGGGTTCCGGTTCCGTGCCGAAATTTTCTATGACATAGTATTTGCCCTGTTTCACAGATTCGGCTCTCTCCTCTGCAAAATTGTATGTGCCTGATTTAGGGGCGTTCATAGGGTTGCCTTCCGGGTCTAGTTTTTTGGCGAATGGGTCGGCAGGGAAGCCTACCAAAGAAGATTCGTAATAGTTGAGGATGCCTGTAACTTTTCGGCACACCATTTTACCGTCTATCATTTCCCCGATTCTGCTTTCAAACTTCCATTCCTCCTCGAATTCGTGCGAAGGCATATATTCGTAGTCGATGGTAACCGAACTACCTTGTATTTCATCACCCAAAACCTTCCTTGCAAGATTTGTATTTGCAACAGCGTCAATCCTGTATACCCCGTTAATGCCAGCAGGAACATCCCCATCTTTTTCAGACCACTCAACGCTTTCAATAATCCCGATTGAATTGTTCACGTCCCAAATATCATGGTTGATATAGGCAGGTTTCCCTAAAAGCATAGGCATTGAGGCTTTCAATACGGCTTCGTCTGAAAAGTCCGTTGCCTTCCAAGTACCAGCCCCAACGATGTGGGCGGATAGCAACCTAAAAGGCACTCTGATATAGTCTTCTTCTTTGGGGGTGAATGCCGAATTGTCAGCCTTTGTTTTTGTGGGGGTAGCTAAAAAGCCTTTGAACTGCTCTTTTAGCTTGTTATCTATCAATAGAAACGACTGAAGCACAACCTTTGAATTTTTGCTCATGGTAAAATCAAATTAATCCTGTGCCTCAGTCTTTTGATTTATACGCAAATCTATATATAAAAAATGTGAATATGAAAAATAATTTGAATAATATTTCAAACTATTTTATTTTCACCCTTAAATTACTCGATAACGGCAGTAATCCTACCCCTAC